CTGGCCCGGTACCGCGGGCAGGTGCAGGCGATCGCATCCGGCCGCATAGCCGCTCCGTCGGGTCGGCCTGCGCTCGAGGGTGGCCCGTCCCGCGAGTTCATGGCCGAGCTCGAGGCCCGCGGCTGGGACGGCAACCGCACGGTGCCCGACGAGGACGACGAGCCCGCCGCGGAGCTGATCGACACGGTGCGCCGTACCGGCCCGCTCGGCGTGGTCTGCCCGATGTGCGCCGCAGAGATCGGCTTCCCCTGCAAGTCCAGCTACGCCACGAAGAAACACCCGCTCGGCAAGCCGCTGGCGAAGCCGCACACCGTCCGGGTCCGGGCCGCATCGGGGGAGCCGCAGCAGACGGCGGAGCAGCGGGCCGCCGAGGAAGAACGGATCCGCGCCGCCTCCGCCCGCGCCCTCGCCCGCATCGAGGACGAGGACATCCCGGACGCCGACATCGTCGAGGAGGCGTCGTGACCGACCTCAGCGAAGCCCAGATCGCCGCAGCCCGACGCGACGGCAGCCTCAAGAACCTGCTCCGCCAGCAGATCAGCGAAGGAAAGGCCCGCCTCGGAACCGCGGTCGTCAAGGAGTGGCCGTCCGGCCGTCGCAAGGACGTCAACGGCATCACGTGTCCGCACTGCCACGCCGGTCCCGATCAGCGCTGCCACGTCCTCAGCCGCGACAAGACCCTGCCGCAGCCGCATCAGCAGCGGCTCGCCGTGTGGGCGCAGACCGTCGCCTGCTGCACCGGCTGTCAGGCCGTCCCCGGGGACCGCTGCAACACGGACGGCATCCCGCTGCCGCCCAACACCGTTCACGCCGCCCGCTACACCGAAGCCGAAAGGACCGCCGCATGAACAACCAGCCGATCCAGACCCACTACGCCGGCTACCACTTCCGCTCCCGCCTCGAAGCCCGTTGGGCCGTCTTCTTCGACAACCTCGGCATCAAGTGGCAGTACGAGCCGCAGGGCTACACAGTCGGACCGGCCAAGCGGCCCTACCTCCCGGACTTCTTCCTCCCCGACCTTCAGGCCGCCGTGGAGGTGAAGGGAGAGCAGAGCCGCCTCAACCTCGACCTCCTCGCCGACTCCCTCGAGGGAGCCCGCGAAGCCCACAGTGTCCTCATCCTCGGGCCGATCCCCGCGGAGGCCGTCACCACCACGCCGACCCACCTGCTCGTATACCGAGCCTTCGACATTCGCAGCGAGCCGCACCTGCACCAGATGCTGAGGGACTACGGCCAGGCGGTCGAGAAGCTCAGCGACGAGGACCGAAAGGCCGTCCAGCGCTTCACGAGCCACAAGGGTCGGGGAACCATCGCCATGACCCAGGCCGCGTTCTTCTACGGCAGCGGCCCCGTCATCGGCCCGCTGGCGATCATGCCGTCGCTTCCCACGCCGGACATCGTCGACCCGCTCACCCCTCTGGCCATGCCGGTCGTCCAGTACCCGAAGGTCCGCGCTGCCTACAAGGCCGCCCGCTGCGCACGCTTCGAGCACGGGGAGACGCCGTGACCCCCTACGAGCGGCTCATGGCCGAGGCTGTCCCGACGGGCACGTTTGGGCACGCCCGCCCCGCCCGCCGCCAGCAGGCGGAGCCCGCGCCGCGGTGGACGCCGGAGGAGCAGGCCCGGCACCGCGCCGAACTCGACGCCGCACTGGACGGGTTCGAACTGGGCGACGAGTACGCCAGCCACAAGCGCGACCGCTACCGCGAGAAGCGGGCACACCTGCGGCTCGTCGCCACCCCGCCGCCGGACCGGTGCACGTGCGCCCGCTGCGGCGGCAACCCCAGCAACCACACCCACCGATCCCAGGAAGGGGCAGTCGCGTGAACGGCCACTTCACCGAGATCGTGGATCTCTTCTCCGGCCCGCGCGGCTGGTCCGAGGGTCTGCGTGTGCTCGGCTTGGCCGACGTCGGCCTGGAGCTCGACTCGGATGCTGCCCGTACTTCGCAGGCGGCTGGGCACGCGACGATCCAGTGCGACGTCACCCAGTACCCGACGGCGCTGTTCCTCGAACTGATCAGGGGCCTCATCGGCTCGCCGGTGTGCACGCCGTTCTCCACGGCTGGCAAGCAGGGTGGACTCGTCGACCTGCCGCTCGTCTACCAGGCCGTCCACGACCTGGCCCACGGCCGCGACACCCGCGGCCGGTTGAAGGCCGCCTGCAAGGACGGCAAGTCGATCCTGGCCGCCGAGCCGATGCGCTGGCTGCATGACCTGCGCCCGGAGTGGGTGTGCTTGGAGCAGGTGCCCGCGGTGCTGCCGCTGTGGCAGCAGTACGCCGGGATCCTCCGCGGCTGGGGGTACAGCGTGTGGACCGGTGTTCTCAACGCCGCGGACTACGGGCTGCCGCAGACCCGCCGGCGCGCCATCCTCATCGCCTCCCGTACTCGTTCGGTCACGGCACCGGAGCCGACGCACGGCGAGAACACCGCAACGGACCTGTTCGGCGTCGCCCGTCTGCCGTGGGTGTCGATGGCCGACGCGATCGGCTTGGAGCCGGGCCTTCGGATCAACACCCGCGGCGACCGCAAGACTCAGGGCGGCAACGAGTTCCCGTGCGACCGGCCGTCGTGGGCGCTCACCGAGAAGGCGCGCTCCTGGTGGGTGCTGCGGCAGGGCAAGCGGTCGAACGCGACCGTGCGCCGCCTGGACCAGCCCGCCGCCACGCTCGTCGCCGGCCATGCCCGCCACGACTACCACTGGATCAAGGTCGATGGCCGCGACGACCTAGAGAAGCGGGCGCTGCTCCTGCCCGAGGCCGCGGTCCTTCAGGGCTTCCGCTCCGCCCATCCGTTCCACGGCAGCGAGTCCAAGCGGTTCCTGCAGATAGCCAACGCCGTCCCGCCGTTGCTGGCTGCGCACGTCGTCTCGGCCGCGACCGGCATTTCGCTTGGCGTGGGCTTGGAGGTTGCGGCATGAGCATCGTTGACCTGTTCGCCGGTCCTGGTGGCTGGGACGTCGGAGCGACCCGGCTCGGACTGGACGTGATCGGCATCGAACGCGATCACGCTGCCTGCGAGACCCGCCGTGCTGCTGGCCTGGCCACAGTGGAGGGCGATGTCCGCGCCTATGGGCCGGACGACTTCCCGGACGCCGCCGACCTCATCGGCTCCCCGCCCTGTCAGCCGTTCTCCGTCGGCGGGAAGGGACGCGGGCGTGCCGCCCTAGACATCGTCCTCAACCTCGCGCAGCGACTGGCGGTCCGGCAGGACATCGCCGCAGCGCTGGCCGGGTTCGATGACGAGCGGACCGGGCTGGTTCTCGAGCCGCTGCGGTGGGCCCTGGCGGCGATGGACGGTGATCGCCCGTACCGGACGATCCTGCTGGAGCAGGTGCCCACCGTTCTCCCGGTGTGGGAGGCGTTCGCGGAACTGCTGCGAGCCGAGGGGTACAGCGTGGCCACCGGCCGGCTGTCCGCAGAGGAGTACGGCGTCCCCCAGACCCGCACCCGGGCGCTCCTTGCCGCCACCCTGGACGGCGTAGCCCGGCTTCCGGAGCCGACCCACCACCGCTACCGCAAGGGCGCCGCCGGCGTTCAGGAGGGTTTTGGGCTGAAGCCGTGGGTGTCCATGGCCGAAGCGATCGGCTGGGGCATGACGCACCGGCCCGCCCTGACCGTCATGGTCGGGACCGCGGCAGGAGGCCCGGACCCCTCGTGCGTTGGAGGCTCCGGCGCCCGCGCCACCCTCTACGGCGAACGCGACGCCGGGCGGTGGATCAACTGCACGCGGCTCGTCCCCGCAGAGGAACTGCCCGCCTACCGGGGCGGACGCCGCGACACGATCCGCTTGTCCGTCCAAGATGCTGCCGTTCTCCAGTCCTTCCCGGCGGACCACCCGTTCCAGGGAAGCCGCACCAAGCAACTGGAGCAGGTCGGCAACGCCGTCCCCTGCCTCCTCGCCGAACACGTCATCGCTACCGCATTCGGGCTTCCCCTGTCCGGTGGTCAGACCGCGGAGGCCGCCTGATGCCGGAGCGCCGACTGTGCGAGGGCGGCTGCGGGCGGTGGCTTACGGATCCGGTGTCGGTCGCTCGCCGCTACGGCAAGCAGTGCGCGGAGCGCCTGGGCATCGCCCCCGTCCGCCCTGCTCGTCCTCGCCGGCCGCGTCCCGCACCCCGCCCGGACACGCCACCCGAACCGATCCCCGGGCAAGTCGCCCTCGAACTCCAGCCCATGCAGCCCAGCCTCTGGTCCCTGTGACCAGCCCAACCCAGGAGGAATCCATGCCCATGACGCACGAGCAGCACAGCTTCGAGTGGCGAATGCGCCTCGACTTGGAGACCGGCTTCACCGACTACCCCGGCTTCGTGGGATGGGTCATCTGCCCCGCCCGGGAGAAGTGCCCGTCCGGTCTCCGCGGGGTGTTCAAGCCGTTGAAGGACGGACGCCTGCCGATGCATCGGCACGGCATCTACGGCAACGGCGAGCCCTGTCAGGGCGCCCGTAAGAAGCCGACCACGCCGCCGCTGCAGCTCCGCCCCACCCCGTGAACGCGGGTCGGCTCGGGGCGCTGCTATCGCCCCGAGCCTGCCCCGCACCCGACCCAGCCGGCCGGGGGACCGGCCGACCGCAAACCAGCCTGGAGGAGACAACCGTGACAGACGTGATCGACTTGTTCGCCGGAGGGGCCGGCGGATGGCATTACGGCCTCGAACCCCACGGCCTGGCAACCCGCGGCTTGGAGATCGACCGGTGGGCCGTCGCCACCCGGCATGCGGCTGGCCACCAGGTCGACCTGTGCGACGTCACCGCCGTCGACCCCGCCGACTACCCCTGCCGCGTGCTGACGGCGTCGCCGCCATGCCGGCCCTGGTCGCCGGGCGGCCTGCGACAGGGCGAACTGGACCGGCAACTTGTCGAGGAAGCCATTGATGATCTCGCCGCGGGCCGTGACACCCGGGGGCGGTTGCGGGCCGCCTGCACCAACGAGGACTCGCTGTTGGCTGCGGAGCCGATGCGGTGGGCCCGCGTTCTGCGCCCGGAGGTCGTGTTGATGGAGCAGGTGCGGGCGGTGCTGCCGCTGTGGGAGCAGTACGGCCGTCATCTGGCGGGCTGGGGTTACAGCGTGTGGACGGGCGTCCTCAACGCCGCCGATCAGGGCCTGCCGCAGACGAGGACGCGGGCGATTCTTGTCGCGTCTCGCGTCTCCGAGGTGACGTCGCCGGAGTCGACGGTTCGCGCGCACCGGGCGATGGCGGACGTGCTGCCCGGTGTGCGACTGGACACGGCGCTTGTCACCCGCCGGGACTCGATTGCGCGCCGCGCCAAGTACGGGTCCCGTCCGAACCGGATGGGTGGCCAGCCCGCACCGACGATCACCGGGGAGTGCTGGCGCTGGTACTGGCGGCATGCCGATGGCCGCGAGGAGCCGTTCACTCCCGCTCAAGCTGCGGTGTTGCAGGGATTTCCCGCCAGCCACCCGTGGCAGGGCCCGAAGACGCGGGTGGCGTTGCAGATCGGCAACGCGATCCCCAAGGAGCTCGCCGACGCGGCTTACACGGCCTCGCTCGGCGCGGGCCAGCAGCTGTCGCTGTACGCCGCATGACCACGAGCACGGCCGCCCCTGCACCTATCAGGGGCGGCCGGCCCGCCGATCCTTTCACCCGAATGGAGACTCCAATGACCAATCCCACCGCCCCGCTGTCCGCTGTGGAGCGTGTCGCCCGCCGTCTCGCTGCCCGTGAGCGTTTGGGTGATGAGGCCCGCTGGGGTGAGACGAGTCCGGAGTTCCGTGACCTGTATCGGGGTGCGGCCCGGGAGGTGATCGCGC